ATTGATAATCTATTTAGTTCGGGTCTCATAGCCGGTAATTATTTGAAAAAATACATTAAGAAATAGTATTTACAAATATTGATAATCTATTTAGTTCGGGTCTCATAGCCGGTAATTATTTGAAAAAATACATTAAGAAATAGTATTTACAAATATTGATAATCTATTTAGTTCGGGTCTCATAGCCGGTAATTATTTGAAAAATATTGATAATCTATTTAGTTCGGGTCTCATAGCCGGTAATTATTTGAAAAAATACATTAAGAAATAGTATTTTAAAAATAGATTATCAATATTTTTAAAATACATTAAGAAATAGTAATTAATTTACATTTGGGATTGAGTGAAGATGCAAAACTACTAAAAGAACTACCAAACGACCCCATAAGATAATCACTATTAGATAACAAATTTAAATCAATTAAAGCGTTAATAATGGCGTTAGTATTAGTTCTATCAAATGTTGGTATATCATATGTTATGATATTATTGAATATACTTTTGAATTTATTTATGGTATTCAGATCATCTGATGCTAAATATATAAGTCCATTATATTTTAACTTTTTGATAATATGATCTATGTACTTAATAAATTTGTCATCAGTTGATATTTTGATACTATCATTATTGTCAGTACGACGAATATGGATTGAAATAGCATATTTATTATTGTTAGTAAATATATTAATTATATCTTTGATATTATTTTTGATAACATTTTTTAATTCGATTGTTTCATGATATTCATTAATATATTTTCCATTAATTTTCAAATAATTGTATCCAGAATAAAACAATGTTTGATGTTCAATTTGTTTTGAATTAACAGAATGATCATTTTCTCTGACATTATATTTATTTACAAATTCTTTTTTACATATTTTATTGTCATAAACATTATCAAATAATAATCCCGAATCATTAACATTAAATAAATCGTCAAGTTTACAAGTACATGTATAACTAGGAATCCAATCAATGTACAAATTAAGATTGTTGGCACGAGCGATATATATACCAGAAACAATAAATCTAAGTCGATTACATAACCCACCATAAATATCTGGTTGGATTATAATGTAATTATTTGTTATGAATGATTTAGGTTTAATATTAATATAATCAGTAACATGTGTCGCAAAATTTTGATTATAACTTGATTTATTAATATGAATTTGATTGGGTAAATCATAATCATGTTTTATAACATTTGTAAGAGACATTCTTGATACATAATTCAGACCATTTATATATTTATTATTGGTTTTCATTTCATACCAAGATTCAAAAGGTGTATCATATTGACTATGATTATTATTATTACAATAAATCTGGTATTCGTTTTTGAACAATTGATATAATAAATATTGATTAGATTTTAGCACACCTTGTAAATGTACAAAAAAGAATGGATATGATTTAGGATCATTCATGTATAGAACATTAGTTTTTGGATTAGATGATAATTGAATAATATCTGCAAATTTGTCATCATGAGTAAATTTCAAATGAGATTTTTTAGCTAGAATAAGATTAGATACTTTGAATGTTGGTTTGATATGATTTAGATCACCGTATAAATTGATTGTGTATAAATAAATTGCATCATATATATTATTCTGATTAATTTGTTTAACTATTGAAATTAATTTTTCAATTGACTGATATTGTCCCGGAATATCGATATCCAAATCTGTGACTAAATCAGTATTATTATTTTCATATGCAACAAAATCTGCATCAAACTTAAATACCCAGTCAGTATTGACGTGATTCAAAGCAATTTGTCTAGCAACAGAAATTTGTACTCTAGAATCTAATTTAATGAATACAATATTGGATAAATGAGAAAAAGATTCTATTATGAATGATGAATTATCTGTAGATGCATTATCTACAATAATTATTTCATCAATATATTCGTAGATGGATTTGACTGATAATGCGACTGTAGATTCTTCATTGGTACAGATGATGATAGCGGATATAGTTTTTGTCATTCTAATTGTAATTGTATAATATAACTTATAATTGATTAAATGTTAAATTACAAAATGAAAAATTGAAAATATTAATAATAGTTCGAGTTATCTGAAAAAATAATCTAATTAAAATGACTGAATACGAACCATATATTAGATATTATCTAATCGATTTACCAAATGAATTATTGATTTTGATTCAAAGTTATTTATCTGATAAAGACAATAGAGCATTATTGTTAACTTGCAAAAAATTCTGTCAATTGAAACAATATGTCCGATTTAATGAACCAAAATCTTTAGATATATTGTTAAAGACATCATATTGCGAATGTTTTACCAATGTTATTTATGATAGTGATTTAGTTTTAAAAGTCTGTTTAAAGGAAATAAAATCAATTACCATACATAATTTTCCATCTAAATCTATTAATTTGAAACAATTTCCTAATTTACAAGAATTATATTTAGAAAAATATTCTCATGACATAAAATTAATTTTAGAATCAGTATACTTGTCTAGAATAAAAAAATTAGTTTTAAACAATAAAAGTTGTTGGAATTCATTATGCGACATTTTACCATTTCTTACCAATTTAGAACATCTCAAACTATCATTATATAATATTTATAAATTAGGCGATAATCTTAAAAATCTAACCAAATTAAAATATTTAGATTTGGGTTTTGATCAATATAATAACTTTCCATTGAATGATAGTCTAAGTACTCTAACAAACCTAGAAGAATTACGTTTGCATAATTGTTTTAATCATCCACTTGATCATAGTTTATCAGAACTAACTAATTTAAAAATTTTGAAATTAGGTAACAGATTCAATCAACCATTTTATAACAGTTTGTCCCATCTAATCAATTTAACTCATTTAAATTTTGGTCGTGATTTTAATTATTCACTTGGAAATAGTTTGTCTTGTTTGATCAATTTAACTCATTTATCTTTTGGTTATTGTAATTTTGATCAATCACTTGGAAATAGTTTATCTTACCTTGTTAATTTGACACATTTAACTTTAGCAGCATTTTATAATCATCCTTTAGGCCATAGTTTATATTCACTAACCCGCTTGACCTACTTGGAATTGGGAAATTTATACAATCATCCTCTTGGTGATTCATTATATAAAAATACAAATTTAACTCATTTGATTTTATCAACGCACTTTGATCGAGATCTAGGTACAAGTTTACATTCATTGACTAAATTAAAAATTTTATATTTGGGTTTTTATTTCAACAAACCTTTGAATCAAAGTTTGGTCACGTTGGTTAATTTAGAAGAATTAGAATTTAGTTTTAAATATAATCAAAAACTTAATTATAGTTTGTCAACTTTATGTAAGTTAACTAAACTTAAATTTAATGAAAATTATGATCAATACCTTGGACATAGTTTATTTCAACTTGAAAATCTTAAAGAATTACATTTGGGATACAAATACAATTATCCATTAAATGATACTCTGTCTAAACTTACAAAATTAACTCATCTTAAATTGACATGGTATTTTAATCAATATCTTGGTGATGATTTGTACATTTTGACAAATCTAAAAGTGTTAAAAATGGGCAATAACTATAATGTTAAATTTGGATATGCACTAAATATGTGTACAAACCTGACACACTTAACTTTATCAGAAAATTTTGATATACCATTATCAAATAGCTTAGATTTATTAACTAATTTAACATATTTGAATATGGGATTTGCTTTCAATCAAGATCTAGATAAAAGTTTACATAATTTAATAAATTTAAAAGAATTAGACTTGGGTGGTGGAAAATTTAATCAACCATTGGGATCATCTTTGAGTAAATTAGTCAATTTACAAACTTTAAAATTATCTCGAGATTTTAATCAAAAACTTGGATCAAGTTTGCATTCATTAGAAAACTTACAATATTTATATTTTAAAGACAGATATAATCAACCATTAGGTAACAGTTTACATTATTTGTTAAAACTAAAAGCATTATTTTTATATGGTGATTTCGATCAACCATTAGGCTATAGTTTATGTAATTTAATAAGATTAACTTACTTGGATTTAGGTGATTATAATCAACCATTGGATGATAGTTTGTTTAATTTAAAAAATCTGAAAATGTTAAGCATTTCCGACAAATATAATTACAAAATTCCCGAAGGTGACTTTAAAATATTTTATTATGATAATTATGATGGGTATGATACTTTTTAGTCATATTAAATATTGTTAATAATTAATATGAATTAAAAATTGAAAATATTATTAAAAAACATAATCAATAAAAATATTGTTTTGATATTATCTATTTATCTATGATCAAAACTAAAGAATATTCCGAATGGATTAGTCCGTTTTGTAATATTACAAATGACTATGATCAAATGCCGTATTATAGAATTGATTTAATCGATTTGCCAATTGAATTATTAGTTACTATTCATAATTATTTATCTGATACAGATAAGAGAACATTGTTTTTAACATGTAGAAAATTCAATCAATTGATTCCATATACTCAATTTAATGAACCTAAATTGTTACGAAATTTATTCGACACATCATATTACAGATATTTTACCCATATAAAATATGATTATAATTTGAATTTAGATGAAAAATTATATTTTGAAAATCAAATAATACAAGAAGATTGTTTGGAGCAAATAAGATCAATTACTGTTCAAGAATATTCATTCTATTCAATTGATTTTAAACAATTTCCTAATTTACAAGAATTGTATTTTAATAATTTTGAAATTAGAAACTTACATAATGAATTAATACAATTGCCGGGATTAAAAAAATTAGTTTTTAATAATCATTACCTTGATGATGAATATATTATTGATGAAAATGAAAATCCATATCCAATTTCGTTATGTCATACTTTACAATTTCTTCACAATCTGACTTATCTTAAACTACCTAGTTATTACGATTATCCATTTGGTGATAGTTTTTCAAACTTAACTAAATTGACATATTTGAATATGGGTCATGAATTTAACTTTCCATTAGATGATATTCTATCCCCATTAAAAAATTTGGAAGAATTACATTTGGGTGGTAATTATAATCATCCTTTAAATAAAAGTTTGTCTAGACTTGTAAATTTAAGACATTTGACTTTATCAAATAAATATAATCATCCTTTAGGAGATAGTTTACGTTCATTATATCGTCTGACTCATTTGGCATTAGGATGTGAATATAATCGTCCAATTGGTGAATCATTAACTAAGTGTAAAAAATTAACTCATTTGACTTTATCAAATGAATACAATTTTCCATTAGGGAACAGTTTACATTCATTAATTAATCTGACCCATTTGATATTAGGAAATAAATATAATCATTCAATCGGTAATTCATTAGTTAAATGTACAAATTTAACTCATTTGACCCTATCAAAAAATTTTAATAAAAATCTAGACAATAGTTTACATACATTATATAATTTAAAATTTTTGGATTTAGGTGAAAATTTCAACAAACCTTTGAATCAGAGTTTAGCAACTTTAACTAGTTTGACTGAATTAACCTTATCAAAAGTTTATAATCAATATCTAAAAGATAGTTTATTTCAACTTGAAAATCTCGAAAAATTGTCAATGGGATATAAATACAATCATCCATTGAACGATACTCTTTCTGAACTTACAAAATTGATTGATCTAAAAATGTCATTCGATTTTAATCATTGTATTTACAATGAATTGTACGAATTAAAAAATCTCGAATGGTTATATTTAGGTTTCAAATATAATTTAAAAATCGGAGATGCATTTAAAATGTGTAAGAATGATTCAAGCATTGATATTGATTCTGACTATGACTAATTTCGAATAAGTAATTCATAATTACTTATTCGAAATATAATAATTCATATTAATTGTTAATAATTAATATGAACCAATATAATATATATTTTTGTACCCTAAACGTGCCAAATCAATTGCTGTAAGCTAACCCGCCCATTCCACTCATAATTCTTAGGACATTATAATTAACAGTGTAAATGAACACTTTGTTATCGGTATCTTGGAAGACATCTGCATAAGGATGATTAGCGAATTCGTTATAGAACAAATCCAATTGCGCGGTATCAATACGAGAGAAATTGAGAGTACCACTTGGTTGATGGATAACGGGTTCTAAAGCGAACGAATAAACGTTAAGGCCGTCGGATGGGGTATCAGTGAAACATTGCCATGGTTGGACATAATTGAAATAAGAACCGGGACGAATAGTGAATCGATCTTGTCCATTGAGACGGAGTAAAGCCGCAGAGACTGGGTTACGGGTACCATCAATCAAAAGACCATAGTTGAAACGATCCCAAACACGGACGTCGAATGCTTGAATGAAACCATTACGGTTATCACAGTCGAATTTATCAATAGGAATAGACAAATCGACAATGGTCAAGTCATTACGAGTGATTTCATGCACTTCTGGGTAGAAATAGTCGGAGTTGTTATCAGTATCGGCATAAATCTTGACAATACCTTCGACTTTAGTACGAAGATCACAATGTTTGTTTTTCATCAAAAGAGGTTCAGATTCAGACAGAATACCAATGAATCGTTGACTACCTTCGAATGAATCTTCGACTGCATCAGTAGAGAACTCATAAGTTGGTTGATAAATTGGATCTGCGGGATTGATTGCAATGTAAGTCTTACCATCATTAACATATGAATCTTCACCCGGGGCAAGAACAACATCATTGAAGAAACCAAAGCAATCCAAATCATATTGAGCCAAGATAAGATTCTTAGCCGCAGTACGGAGAGCTTCAACCCACTGATCTTGATAAGGAACCCAAACCATGAAAAAGTGACCATGATAGTTAGCAAGTTTGGTAACCCAATAAAGAGCTTTAGATGGATGATTGAATGTTAGTTTATATTTAGCAGAGTTATTTGTTAGAGATTCTTCGCCAGAATGTTGTAATTGTTCAATAAGATATTCGTGACTGACTTGAGCATATCGGCGACGTTCTTCAGTATCCAGATAAACGTAATCAACATATAGAGATGCATCAACTAATTCAAGATCATTAGGTGTGTTACGGAAACAATCAGTAGAAATGAACAATTCATCAAGACGTCTGAAATGGATATTGATTTTGACTTCATGATACTGGAGCGCAATCAATGGCAGAGCGAGACCATTGTTACGGTTAAAGTAGAACTGCAAAGGAATTTGCATAAGATATTGTGGTTTGAGAATAGTTTGATTTGGACAATCCCAAGAGAGACGACTAAGTTCGGTAAGTTCGGGCACATCACCAATCATCTTGGCATAACCACGTTCTTGTCCGACTGGATGAGTAAGTTCATACCAGATATTGAGCCAATCGGACCATTGTTTATCAATTTGACTTCCACCAATTTCGAGTTCAATCCATTCAATAAGAGCATGACCAACACGACGAACCCATGCGAATTCAACGTAACCAAGCTTATCAAATGAACCAGAATATACAACTTCTGGCAAAATGGCTTTGAGATAGATTTTAGTGATTAAATCACCACTACGACTGATTGTACATGTCGTCTTACGACCGAAATTTGCATTGCCATTGAAGAATTGTTCAATAGCTTCGGTCGCGAAATTTGTATAACGACGATAGACTACTTTGAAGAATGTAATTTGTGGATTTCCTGTTAGGTATATATCCTGCGAATACTATTTATGTGAATGTGAAATAGTATGTTTTCCCATTGGTTTCCCAATAGGTCTGACTATATCTTATGAGATCATTTGTTTATGATCCCCGACCGACATTTAGTCGATGAACTGCATGGTTGTACTGGATTATAAATAAAAGTTGAAAATAAAAATTATGGGTATATTTCAATATATAAAAGGCTTTATGATATAAGATAAAAATAGTGAAAATGGTTAAAAACAATTTTGATTATATTGATGTTGAAAAAGATAAAAATAATTCAGAGATTTATATGATAACTTGTCCCTTAAACAAAAAATATATTGGAACTTGTAGAATGGTATTATCAAACGAGCGTAAAGCCGGTCATCTTCAACGTTGGTTGGCACATGTATCAGAGGCAAAAAATAATAAGAATTTTTGTGTTGCACTTGATGAGTCAATTCGTAGACATAATGGAATAGGTTTTGATGTAAAAGTTTTAGAGGTATGTCCTACTGATAAAAGAGAAGAACGTGAACAACATTATATCAAGCATTATAATACTCTGGTACCTAACGGGTATAATATGACTCAAGGTGGACGTGATGGAAAAAGATCTGAAATTACTCGTCAAAATATTATTATTGCTAACACCGGTAAAAATAAAGGACGCGTGTATAATAAACAAGAACGTAAATACGAGGGAGATTCTGAGTTACCTAAATATGTATCAAGTATACATAATAAAGAAGGTAAATTATCAGGATACAGACTTGATAAACATCCATGGCAAAAATATATTAAACAAACTGGTGTTGTATGTAAGAATATTAAAATTCCATCCGAGGCTTTGGAACGTGTTCTAGAAAAATTAGAAGAATATGATAAATTATATGATGCCTTACCTAAAGAACAAATTGATAGTCTTAATGGTAAAACAAAACAATTTATTATTAAAGATAATAAACCAATAGAAAAATCAGATAATAATAAACCTAAATCATTACCTACTAATCGACAACAAATTAAATTAACACTAGATTCAGATAATGAATCTGATGATGAAATTAAACCATCACGAAAAATTAATTCTAAAATAGATAAAGATTTTGCCAAAGATATGAGATCTGCAAGATCAAAATTACACGAACCAAAAGATGAACCAGTAAATGAAACTAAATCATCTACAATAATTAAACCCGTATCATTAACTAGAAAAAGTATCAAACAAATTAAATCAGATGTATCAAATAATGATACTAAATCATCAAAAACCAAATCATTGACCAATAAATTAGATGAACTAGAAGATAATACTGATAATGAAACTAAGCCAATACTAAAAACTAAAACCAAATCATTGATTAAAAAATTGGATGAACAAGAAAATAATTCTGATAATGAAATTAAGTCAAAAACTAAAACCAAATCATTGATTAAAAAATTGGATGAACTGGAAGATAATACTGATAATGAAACTAAGCCAACACTAAAGCCAAAAACTAAACCAACATCATTGAATAAAAAATCTACTAAACAAGTAAAATCAAAAGATTTTGATAATCAAGAACCCATTATTGAAAAAATGCCAATTAAAAAACCTATTATTAAAGAAAAAAAGCAAGAAATTAAAAAATCATAAAATCCAGTAAAACCACTTGGCTGCTGATTGCCCATTTTGCTAATAAGCTAATAATCTTAGCTTGCTAACAAATACTTAAGATTGTCACTATACCAGAGTGTTCTCTCTGCCATGATAATGTCACCACTATCATTTAGTACTTAAGTCTTTAGGGTGTTCCAGCAATTTGACGGTCTTGCCATTGAACCATATTTAGATCAATGACTAGCAGGTTATATAGAGTACATTGTTATGAGGCCGATCATAACATTATTTAGTACTCCCTAATACTTATAGGTGTTTATATCATATGGTGGTATTAGGAACCATATGACCCCCCTACTATTGATGCCCAAGATCTCTAAGCACCATACGCAACTAATTGCATTAAACCACCGGCCATGTTTATATATACTATTATACAGAAAAAAAATTATTTAGAAAATCTCAAAATAATTCTTTATACATTTAAATGGTAATTCTTGGGTGAAAATTATGCGTTTTATTTAAAAACATAAAATATATAATCAAAAAGATATCGATTATTATCAAATAATCATATATAAATGGATTATTTGATAACTCATAATAAAATACCACAATTAATTATGTCCAAAATCAAACAAAAAAAATTACAATCTAAAAATGTAGCAACTTTGGATATCAAGCATCAAGAAAAATTGTCAAAATTCGAATTAGGGCGAAAATTATTACCTAATAAAATCAAGAAATTAAAAGAATTAGAAGAAGAATTAATTAGTCTAGAAAATAATTCAAATCCTATTTCTGGTTATGATACAAATGATATTAAAAAACGAGCATTATTAAGAGATTCTATTGATAAAATCAAAATAGAAATTGAACGGATTGAAAATTCGCATGATGAATTGAAATATTTTATGGACACACTCGATATCCTTATCAATTATTATGATCCATGTGATAATAGTTCTTCTGATGATAATGTCAATTTAAATGATAATGTTAATTTAAATGATAATGTCAGTGACAATATTAGTGATAATTTATCAGAATCAGATAACATAAGTCCAACAAATAAAAGAATGGATATACTAAGTTTCTTTAATATAGATTCAGTAAAAAGTAAAAAATCAAATTCTGGACAAACACAATTTGAATCAATTGTTGATGCCGGTAAAAAACAAAACAAGGCATTGTTGTATGATAAATATCGAGAGATAACTGATGAAAATTATCGTAAAAAATCGGAAATTAGTTTTACGACAAAATGTCCTAATTGTAATTTAGATCAAATTCTTAATCAAACAGATGGATGTTTTGTATGTCAAAAATGTGGAAATTTAGAACCATTACTTATTGAAAGTGAAAAGAGAAACTATCGCGATCAAACACAAGATAACAATACTTATGCATACAAAAGATCCAATCATTTGAATGAATTACTGAGTCAAATTCAAGCAAAAGAAAGTACTGAAATTCCCTTGGAAGTGTACGATAATATTATTAAAGAAATTCGTAAAAGAAAAATTAAGAAAGATGAAATAGACATTTTTAAAATGAGACGAATTCTTAAAAAATTAGAATTGTATAAATATTATGAACATGTATCACACATTATTTTTAAAATTAATGGTCGTAAACCACCAGTTTTTTCAAGAGAGGTTGAAGACAAAGTAAGACAAATGTTTCGTGATATTCAAAAACCATTTGAAATGTTCTGTCCTAGTTATCGTAAGAATTTTTTAAGTTATTCATATGTTCTACACAAATTTTTTGAATTGTTAGAACTCGATGAATATTTAGTTTATTTTCCATTGTTAAAAAATACTAAAAAATTAAAACAACAAGATCGTATCTGGGAGAAAATTTGTTTTTATATGAAATGGCAATATATTCCAAGTATTTAATTTATTATTTATTTACTGTTTATAGATACTAGTCATATCTATAACATAACGATATCTAACTTTACTTGTTTTTAGCATCTCGTGTGTTTTGTTAATATCTTTAATATCAATAATTTGAGTTTCAGGATAAATGTTATTATTAATACAAAATTCAATAAGTTCTGCTGTGTCTGGTATTCCGGCCATGATAGAACCCCTAATAATCTTAGCTTTTCTATTAACTTTATCCATATCAATAGCTTGAGTATAAAAGCAACCAATATTCCAATAAGTACCCATCGTTTTGATTAAATCTAGATAAGGACTAGAATCATGGGCAAATGGAATTGTATCAATAACTAGATCAAAAGTATTTAAATATGGTTTTAATTTATCGTCATAAATTAAAAATGCATCATCTGCACCGAGTCTTTTTGAATCTGATAGTTTTTCAACAGTACGAGTTAAAGCAGTTACATGCGCACCCATAGCTTTAGCTAATTTGATACCCATGTGACCTAAACCACCGATACCGGCAATAGCGACTTTATCACCAGGTTTAACCCCAAAATATTTCAATGGAAAATACATTGTAACACCCGCACATAATAATGGAGCGACACGATCAAGTGGTATATTATTTGGAATTTTGAAAGCAAATTGTTCTCTGATAATGATAACATTTGAATAACCACCATATGTAATTGCACCAGTTGGTTTTAATTCACCAGGTCTACGATCAGGTGAATTATAAATTTCAGTAAGATCATTATCACAATATTCAACAAATCCTTTTGTACATTGGGGGCATTGTAAACATGAATTATAATTTGGACCCATTGCAACATGATCACCAACAACAAATTTAGTTACTTTGGAACCAATTTTAATAACTTTTCCAGATACTTCATGCCCCGGAATTAAAGGATATTTTGTATTTTTCCATTCATTAAGAATAGTATGCCAATCACTATGGCATACTCCACAATATAATATTTGAACGACTATATCATCTTCTCTTGGTTTACGTCTTTCAAAATCCATTAATTGCAATGGGAAATCACTTCTAATCGTACCATAACCAATAGATTTAATTATAGAATCATCAATATTTAATGTATAATTTGATAAACTATATGGTTGCGGTTTTTGTAATCCAAATTCATCAATATTTGTCACTGGTTTATCATCAAGTGATTTTATTAGTTTATATTGTGTTATTTTAGGATTTGAATTTGAATTCATATTACTAATAATAAATTATATGATATAATTTATTATTCATAATATATTAATAAAATTTGTTCAGTCTGGTTTAATTTTAATATGGATTATTCTAATGCGGACATAGTAACTTTAAAATGGGCTAAATTTAAATTGCTACTGGAACCAGACTGGGCGCCCCAAAACCCAAAGCATTATAACCAATAGCGAAACCGGCACCAGTTCTAGCACCAAATGAAACTTCTGGTGAGAAGATATCCAAAATTGCAAAGACAAATGCCGCGGTAATGCCGATCATAATAATCTCTTTCAAATCTAATTTTTCTTTTCCGAAAAAGTGGGCCGCGACTGCAACTGCTAATCCTTCGAGTAAATATTTCAAGGCCTTTTTGATAACTCTGTTGTAATCCCAATTGAAACTACCACTAGAATAAATACTTGGGTTAGTGGGATCACCAACTGTAGACACACTTACACCAGGAGGCATTGGAGTCGGAGGATATGCCGGAGTTGGATTCAATTGAATAGAATTATTTCCTTGTTTACGAGATAAATAATTCTTGATTCGATTCTGAATAGATGAGTGATTATTATTAGGACTAACAGGCACTTGAGTTTGTAATTGCAATGGTGATTGATTTTGATTTTGCCAATGCGCAGGCACTGGTTGTGAATATGGTTCTTGCATCTTTGTTTGTTTTAATTCATGTGATATATGTTCAGGAAGATGCATACTCATAAATTGGTTAGAAATTGTATATGGTTGTTGATATACAGGCATCGCGGGTTGCCCATTTGCGGCAGGTAATACAAAAGATGGAACTTGATTTTGGAATTGATTTTGGGCCAATAAATTATCATAATAAGTTCTTTGTACTGGCGCTTGTACTGGCGTTTGCGCTTGTACTGATACTGGCGTAGTTGGATCCATCTATAAACGTTAATTATATACTTTTTGATTAGATAATAAAAATATTATATTGGTTTAAAACTTATAATTAATATAATATTAGTTTTAATATTAATATTAGTATGACTAATCCAAATTCAAATTTAAATACAAATCTAAATTCCGAGAAAAAACTGACTAATGCAGTTTTAACAGAAGATGAACCATATAAAAATCAATTATATTTTACAATTTCTTTTTTGACACCGAAACAGGTTAGTCCCATTGAACATTTGGATATCTATGGATTTAAAGTACTTGGATGTCATGCTACATATGTTGATGCATCTGAATTCAGTTCAAAAGTAGAAGAAGAAAATCCAAAATTTGATGTATATATTGGCGAGGTTGGAAAGATTCATCCATGGGACGATCAATCTAAAGTGGACAATGTTGAATATAAAAACAAAAAACTTAACGACATGGATCGCGCCTATCGTGAATCTCAAGGTAAAGTAAAATTGATTAAAAAACAAATGGAAAACGAACGTAATTCTCAGATTGAAAGTAATAATGAAGATGGTCGAAAATTAACCTTAATGAATAGATTAAGAAACAAATTGAAAGAAAAAGGAATTATTACCGATAATGAATTAAAAGACATTGCTAACACAACAACACCAGTTAAAACACATCGTAAAGATGTTGCAGAGGCAATAGAAAGAATGAATAAAGAAATGATTTTAGTTAAAGACACTGATTATTTGGAAGAATCTGATCCCGGGCCATATTTATATGGTTGTGTTACTTTTTATTCAAATAAAAATTATGTTAATCTTAATCAATTCAGTTTCAAAATTCGTGGATTTAGTACTGATTATGATGGTATTATCAAAAGAACAAATAAACTTAAAACTAAATATCCATTAGATACAATTTATGTATTTCAAGTTGGTAAATGGTCACCTTATTGCGAAACTGATGATACACCAGAGTTACAATTAATTAAATTAAATTATGGAGTGAAAATGTACATTGACTATTTCGAAAAATCTAAAGAAGATTACAATAAACGTAAAGAATTACTTAAAGCAACTGCTAATAAAAATAATAAGAAATTAAGAAAAGCCAAAAATTTAGTATCTGATAAATCAAATGATAAACCGGATCAATCTGATAAACCAGAGAGACCCGATCTATCTGATCAGACTGATCAAATTCAAAATCAAGATCAAAATTCAATGACAATAGACATGCCAAAACCAATCTTCGATAATATAGGTACTGCAGATGAATCAACATTATCAAAGTTAATGGAAATCGAGAAAATCTACGAAGAAATGAAAAAGAAACAAACAGAAAATGCTTAATTATAATTTATAATATTAATTATAATTAAGCAAATGATCGGAACATTAATGAAAATACTTTTTTTTATTGGATTAATATTGATTATGATAAGTTTAATTCGAGGATATAATCAATGTCCGGAACAAAAGACCGTATATAGATATATACCAAGAACATATTTAATAGATCAAGAAATTGATCCAGTTCCATTAAACGATGTATTTTACGGTATGTTTAACGATCCAACTCCATGGGCATTCCCGATTGATAATGAATTACGTAGATTACAATTAGGTAGACCAATTGTTGATACTTATTTGAATCCAATTTAATTTGAATTTAAATTTAAATTTAAATTTAATTTTGGGCAACTTTAACAACTTTAAACGGTGTAAATTTTTTGGATGGTAAAATAGAATTAATATTAAATTCGTCATTCATCATACGTTTATCATATTCTGGATCATAATATTTTTTATGAAATTCTCTAAATTGAGAAGATCCAAATTTGAAAGAAAATTCTCTATCTTTTGCCCTATACCAGAATATTTTTTTAGAGATATCTTTACTGGGTTTACGATTATCAAGGACTAAAGATCCATAATCTTTGACAACTTCATCAAATACAAATTCGAATATTTTATAATGCGGGAACATATTTACATAATGTTCATATAAACGTCTTTTATTTGAAGAAAAATCTTCATTTAAAATAAATATGTAATCAAAATTTGTTCTTAATTCTGGCGGAACTGACATTGAATATTGTGTTGTAAGAATATAAGTTAATTTATAATGACGACCATTTGCTAAAATTTCTAGAACAGTGGGATCTTTAATCCAAACATTTTTTTGGGCGAGACAATCATCCATAACCATAATAGCGGATGGATCAACTTTTAAACCTTTGGCGGCTTTATGTTCTGCCTTTTCCATCATTTTCTTTTGACGAATCAATGTCTTTTTAAAAATAACCGGTGAAACTTCATAATGAATATATAAATCAGGGAAAAAGTTTTTATAAAATGAGTTCAATCTATCTGTTGCGGCTATGAGAATACCGCCGGGTATATTTTGATTATGATACATTATATCACGAATAATCCAACTTTTACCAGAACCACGTTTAGCGATGGCCAGTATACTTGGATGCGCAACCATATTATTTATAGAAAATTCATTGATTTGAAAATCAGTGTAATTCATACTATAACTTACTAATATATTTTATTAATAACCTAAATATCGATAGTTACTAATTTGCCATCAATTACTTTTTTATTATCTAGTATTTCGTATAAATGAATATTATTAGGAACAGAATGGTAATTAATACCAGAAATAACTTGGTTATTTTTGTTAACTAATGCCATTCCAATTAAACCTTCATAAATACCATTTGGTTCAACCCATTGTTCAATGCGTCCTTTGTCTGGAATTAGTTTCTGATACCATTTACGTGGATCAGGTAAATCAATTAGAATACCCTTTTGTGTGTGTGTATTAGAATTTTTATTCGAAATTGTTTTTAAATAAGTCAATAATGTATGACATGCATCATATAATGGATTATGTGGTATCCAAAATCTATCATGGAATTCTATTTCTTCATCACTTGCATTGAATAAACTATTGATAACTTCATATTTGACATCTTGAATATCATCATGAGTCAATTTAACTGGATTACTAATAGCATCATCAATTGCAATTTCGCTACCATATTTTAAATTTTTATCAGATAGTAAACGTTCTTTTGTGTTATTTAATATATACCTTAATGGCAATATATTATTCATTCCTAAAAAATTATTAATCCGACCAATATCATAACCCGGATTATCAGTCCAAATTTGTACTTTTCTATCTTTAGTATTTTCTGCAAAATTAAATGCAAAATCTTGTAAATGTTCTGCGCAATCTGATACATATACATTTGGTTTAACAAGTTTGGCACTCGCGTCAAACAATTCTTTATGATCATTTATCCATAAAAGAGTATTACTATCCGGTTCACCGGGGGGTAATGAAACAAAAAATGATGTTAGGAATTTCATACATTTTACATCATATACTACAATTCCAATTGATGTTGGCAGAGAATTTCCTAATCGATTATTTCCTTCAGTATCGACAGAAACAATAATATCAAGTTTGTCTATATCCATTATGTAAAATTAGACAATTAATGTTAAATAATAATATGATATTGGTCATGTAATATCATATTATTAGATAACTTGATAGTAATTTTATTTTTCAACTTTTATTAAATTAATACCAATATTCAGTCATCATTTTTTGATTATCAATTGGTACATAATGGGGTAATGATTTTTCAGATACAATTGATAAATTTGAATTATGATTATTGGTATTTAAATTAGAACTTGACGGTGGATATAAATAAAAATACCAAACTAACCAAACTACTAAAGCAATAACTAAAGGATATTTATAAGACATTGATTTTACTTCTGTACCATCAACAGTTTTAGTTTCATATCCAATGCCTAATAAATATAATGCTACATATGCAACAACAAATGTAGTGATAGCCATGATATATGAATTTTGGAATATTTTAGCGTCAAATGACATTTTTATTATAATTATAATCTATTTTATTTTATTGGAGAATCAAATTTGTTTGAAATAACTTTTATTGGGATCTTTGAATTTCTTAGTTTCAGAACCTTTATTATTATAAACTTCAATATAATCTGTTCCTTCAATAATTGATTTTTTAATATCTGTCATACTTCGAGTACTTTCATCATCAAATCTCATATTAATAAGTTTTCTTGTAGTATCTTCTGTAACATCTGCACTAGAATGAGATTGATCCAATAACATTGGATTGAATTTGTTTATACTGAATGTCATACTGTCATTTTTATTACCAGTTCTTGTAATTAATGGTTTTTTATTTGCATCAACGTCAATATCATTTGGTGTCCTATAAAATAAATCATCTTTGGGAATGGATATTTGCATTGGTTTTCTATTTACAGGTATAGATATTGGACTCGGTGCGGGAAATTTATTTTGTTCGCGATTTGATAATATATTTTCCATTTGTATTAATTGTTTCATTGTTTCACTCTCTTGTTTATTCATTTTAGGAACTTGTTTTAAGGTATTAATATCAATTGCTTGCGGTTGTGGTATCGGTTGTATGGGTATCGGTTGTATAGGCATTGGCATCGACATAGGTTGAATAGGTTTTAATTCATAAGTATTATGATTATTGTTATTGTTATGGTTATTATTGTTATTATTATAGGGTAAATTGATTGGTATACTTAGATACTCTTGTAAGATTGTTTTTAACGGGAGTGTTTTATCGATGGCTTTATAAATACAAGATCTAATGGACAATATTAAAGTTGATTGATTTTTTTTGTATTCGATACTAGAAATTTCATGATAATATAAATAAGCATGATTAAATGATTCTTTAGAAGATTCAATATAACATCGATGAATAAAATTTTCGACAGAAAGATTTTCATAAAATTCGGGAGTAATTTTCTGATTAATTTTATCGGAACTTGCTAATAAAACAACATGACTTTTAATCACGGCTTTGAATAAATCATCAAAATATTCAATTGCACCACTTTTTGATTTAATTCGTAATGTTTCATTTTGTATTAATTCAACATTCCATTTAGGAATATTTTGTAATAATTTTTGAAAAATAATTATTAATTTATCTCGATCAGTATCTTTTTGTGAGATTTTAACTGCATCTTCATAAATTGTTTTAAATCCTTCATAAATAAAAGGTGTAATAATATCAACTAAATGATTTGTATATTTATCCTTTCTTGCTAAAAATAAACTAATTCCAACAGAATCTATGTTTGCATCCATTATTATTATAATTATAGTATAAATATGATATAATTAACTAACAGAAAAATTCAATTTAATTTAAGCATATTAATTCAGGCATATTGATCTAACATAATTCTAGGATCAGTTAAATCGTTATTAGGATTTAAACTTTGAATCCATCCCGGTGGATATGCAACTTCGCCATTACCATATGAACCAACATCTCTAAGATGTGTTAAATCATATTGTCTACGCAATTGTCCGAGATCATTCAATAAACGTTCATTTGTATAATAAGATTTTTTAGCCTTTAACTGTTCATATGGAGTGTATACATCTTGATTTTGAGAAAGATCGCCGTCAGTGTTAGTTTTAATAATAAATGTTGGATCAATATAACCAATGATGTCCGAATCATTGTTACCCCTTTTAGCAATAAATTCATAAGTACGTTTGTCAATACATGGACAACCGACACCATTTGGACCATTGGCACAAGTCATATTAGTTCTAACATAATCTTCACTTGGACCCCCATTGACAGTTTGAATACATTGTTCTAATTGTCCAGATGACATATTATCAAAAGGAACTGGCCATTGAGTTCCACAACAAGCGGGGCTACAAGTCATAGTGTCAACTAGGAATGGTTTAATTCCATCAAGAGAAGAATTATTATAATAATTTGCTAAATTTGAATCATAATGTTCTGGATCTAATGGATCAACTCCGGCAATATCGTCAAAGGTTTCTTGTGTGTTTGAATATGGTAGCCATAATAAGAACAAGACGACAATGACTATTACAATAATAATTGCAACTTTGGATGACATTCACTTTTATATTGTTTAAATGACATTTTTATTATTTAATTACTATAATATTACGCATAATCGAACATACAGTTATTTATTTAAAAATATATAATTGTATCTTATAGTCTATCAAATAATTGCTAAAATTAATAATCATTGTCTACAATATCTTCAAAATCTAAAATATATATTCAGATAATAGTACATACAATTATTTATTTAATAATCAATAATTGTATCTTCATCATTCAATACCTAATAATTCATCAATATCCACTTCAAGATATTCATTTAATTTTTTTATAAATAATTCATTATCAT